GGTCCAATGAACGCCTTCGACCTGTTGATCTTGAGACCCCACCCTTCGAGGGTGCGCTCGTAGGTTTCGATCTCCGAGTGCGTCCAGAGCGCTATCATGTCATCCCCGCATACTGCGAAACTGTGCCGCTGTTTAGGGGCGGCCATCAGTCCAGCCATGACGTTCAGCAGACTCAGAACGATCCATGAAGGGCCGAGTCCCATGTGGACTCCGCGCTTCGTGTGGGATTCTGGGTCTGTGCTGTGAACGTCATGCTTGGGTCCAAGCGAGACCTCTGCCAGCCTCTCCCACCTCACTTTTTGTTCAGGTGTGGAGAAGCGGCGGTCGATTAAGTACCTCATCACGCACTGGGCCACATTGTGTGGAATCCAGTCTGTTGCAGCGGAAAGATCGGCCGAATAGAGGCTCACTCGGGACTTTTGGTCGCCCTGACGCTTGAGGCTGACCTCTCTCCCTCTTAGCAAGTCGCGCGTGAAAATGTTCCCCTTTAAAACGGGGAGCAGGAGCTGTGTAAGACGTCTGCAGGCCCACACCTCCCAAGCGGGGTGTAGGGTCACGAGACGCGTCTTGGCTCCCATTTCATGCAATGCACTTGCCTTGAGGGATGTGTGGGTGTGCGGTCCATACTGTCTGAGTTCAAGTCCGACTAGAGCCGGCTCTGGTGCGTCCCATTCCTCCCGTGGAGTTTCTTCATCGGAAGGTTCTGGCACGCGTTCCAGCATGCCGGCCATCTCTAGCGATAGTGCGATGTCGCTGAACGTTGGAGCGGGGATCCCTAGGGACCTCGCTTCTGAAAGCCTGTGGTGGTACGCCGATTTGACAAGTGTCTGGTTTCTTTCGAGAGCCAGCCTTGGTTGATAATCGTGCTTCCACTTCCAGGTTAGTTCGGCGGCGATGCACATCGTGTCGAGGGTCGACTTTGAACCGAGTATTGGCCATGGTTTACTGGATTCGGCAGACGGGGTGATCTTTGTCACCTTCAAGCGCTGATCCAGCATATCCAGGCCCGACCGTATGCCCACCATGACGTCAGCGTCCGGCGGTGTATTCCACCGGATACGAGCTTCAGCGGCAGCTTCGTCTGCCCGTCGGGCTTCGAGGGACTTGGAGGACACCCAGCCTATCGCACGCGTGACAGTCGACGCTTGAAACAGCGCCTCGTGTCCATGGGAGAGCTTGACTAGCCCCTTACGGAGCAGTCTAGCAATCCCGAGTGATTCGAGGTGGTTGTGCAGGGCGTTTGGCATGTCGCCATACGTCGTTAGTGCCAGGGTTCTCCAGCCATGCGCAAGTAGCTTGAGTGCGGGAGGCCCACGGTGCACCAGACAGTGAAGGAACGTAATGAACCTTTTCAGTCTGAGTGCATTGTGGGTATGCTTATTCCATCGTAAGCTTCCGTACGCCAGCTCAAAAGCGCATAGCAGCTCTGACCAGTGCCGTTTTACCGTCGTAAGATGGTCTCTGTGGCTCCATCGCCACAGTAGGTGCTGTTCAGATGCTAGTCCCTCGACCTTAGGGTCTCGGGGTGGGTGAGAAGACAATTTTTGGAGAGAGGCCACAGATGTGGCGAACCTCTCCAGAACCCGTCTAGCAGGGTGGCCATTGGCGACCCTGCTTAAGGCCGTAGTCAGGAACATTCGGAAACTTTCAGGGAAGTTTCCGTTCCGATTTACGGTGCGGGTTAGGGGTGGTTGGAGTCTCTCGGCTCCAACCTGGGGTGCCT